GCCCCAGCATCCTACAGATATCCAGAAAACTATCATCAGATAGTTTCCTCCACTTAATAACGTTAAAATAACCGTTATTAGTGATTATCTTACCAGCAAACTCTGCAAGCTTTGCTGAAGATAATGATTTCTGCTCGGACCACGGGCATGACATCTGACTTAATAATTGTTTATATGAAACAAATAATTCGTCATCGAGGATTACAACATCATCCCCTAGTACGAAGAATTTGTTATCATGTTTACAATCATTAAGCCACCATAGTAAGGAACCGTGACTCAATGTGAACGCACCAAAACTTGGATAAAGTCCCAAGGGTTGGCCACGTTTCCATTGAACAACTCCAAGATCAGATATCCAAAAAGATCTGGATATCTTTTCAAAGAGATCAATATCCGGTATGTTTCCGAATATTGCACGCAAACATGTGATTTGTACATCCAACGGGAAGTAATCCGTTGCACATGTTAGGTCAACAGAATGTACTTGTTGACCACTTACTAAGGCCTGGGATACGAACGGTACTGCTTTCAACTGGTCGAATGTACAATCCCATGGTAGGGATCGTACTACTCGATAGATCGCCTTGCCGAAATGGCGCAAGGCCAGTTGGTGGATGAGATGAGGAGAAGCTATACTTCTAAGCTTCCCACCTTCTTGTTGAAGAAAGTGGACCTCACCACCATATAACACTTCGAATGATGCATTTTCAACAGAAGTAAATTGTTGAAAAGGCAAAGCATCCCCATAATCATCCTTTGCAAAATTACACGCAAAAGATGGTTTTATGAAAGATGTCTCTTTAACGCCCTTAACCACAGGACGATAAAGACATTCGAACTGTTTATAGAGGTCATGGAATGGCTTCAATTGAAAAACATTGAAGTAATCCAAAATACCTCTATCTGTTGCTCCACGATTGATCCAAGTAAACAATTTGGGTCGAAATCGAGAGCAAGATCCTCGATACGTGATAAGAGACACATCCTCATCACGATCGACACGTTGAATGCCAATGCAACGACGTAGGGATAATGCCAAATCCCTATGTTGCACCTGTGATAACCCTGTAGGCTTATCACAAGTGATTGCTTCCTTAAACTTAGTCACTTGACTAGGCTTAAGGTCATCAAATGTTACTAATGTATACGCCTGGGTAACTTGAAGAGAACGTTTAAAATTCTCTTCACTAAGCTTAGACCAACGGTATAAGGAACCAAATGGTCCCTTAAGTTCACCGTGTCTATTCTTAGCAAACCAAGGTGGTACATCATCACCTTTG